TTTTAATTTCAGCCATTACTCTTTTAGTATCGGCAGAATCAGTATTAGATAAACGAACTCTTAAACGAGGTTTTTTTGGCATATCCGTTACAATGGGAACTTTACCATTATCGATATCCATAGTATAATATCCATAATCATTTTGAATATCAACTTCTTCATATTTCATACTATCTAAATCCCAAATAAGAAATCCGTGTTTATCTAATGTTTCACCAAAGTTTTGTTGAATCAATGAACCTGCATAAACTATTTTACATCCACTTGGAGAAATCATAGTTTGTCGTTTATGAATATCACCTAATAGTGCTAAATCATATCCATCAAACATATCCGGTGTGAAATGACGAGAAGATACTACATAACCAATATCCGTTTGTGAATTATCAACAGGTCCGTGAAATAACGCAATTTTTTTATTTCCAAATAAAGTATCAGCTTTTGGCCAATTCTCTTTGTTATCAAAAATACTAAATACACCAAAATCTACGCCACCAATAGAATAAACTTGTGTATCTCTTAAATATGTAAAGTTTGGTAGATTTAGGGCTTCCACAATTGGTGTAAGTACATCTAATCTATCAGAGTTATTCATATTACAATCGTGATTACCCGTAATAAGGATTGTTTCACATAATTTAGAACATTCCGTAAATAACCAACTTATCTCCCTAACTAATTCAGGAGATAATTCTAATTTAGCATGGGCAATATCACCCGCTAAATATATGATTGAATTATCCGTACCTCTTTTACGAATCTCATCAAACATTTTTTCAAAAACCTGTCTGTACTCATTGTGTCTTTTTACGTTACGAATGTGTACGTCTGCAATGTGGTAAATCTTTTTTAATTTACTCATAAACTATTTATTTTATTTAATAACAATTCTTCCGATGAAAACTCTTTAGTTTTCTTTAGTTGTTCGTAGAATTTTTTGTATCCTATTTCCGATGCATCTTTATCTTCCATATACATCATTTTAACATTTATTCCTTGCTTTCTAAAATATTCTGCTGCTTTTAATGCTTCATTAATTGCATCATTATCTAATGAAATTATAATATCACTAACACCACTCATAAAGATTTTCTCAACTAAATTACGAGATGGGAATTTACCCAAAAGTGGAATAGCATTTCTTTTAATTGTAATTGCATCAAATACACCCTCACATAATATAATTGGTTCATTCCAATTAACCTGTGATTCAAAACATATTATATTTTTACTGATTGGTGGGTTTTTGTATTTCATTTTGTTCTCTGAATAATACGAACGAGAAACAAAGTAATTTAATGAACCATCTGAATGATATGATGGTATAATTACCCTTTGTCCATACAATCCCTCTTTACAATAACCAATATTATATTTTATTATATCTTTTATACCTATCCCTCTTTGAGTAAGGTAATGTATTGCGTGTTTATATTCAGGATTAAACCCTTTGGGAGACTCGCTAAGCGATATAAATTCTTTTGGTAACTGAATATATACTTTTGTATCTGCATCTTCTAATTTGGGGTTATAATTGGAATCTCCGTATATCTCTCTAATAATAGAAATAGTCTTTCTATCTACATCTAATTTTTTTAATAAAGATGTCAATTTTTTACCACCACTATTACAAGTCCAACAATGCCATTTTTGAGTTTCGGTATTGACTTGTAGTTTTTGCTTAGAGTGATTACAAAATGGACAATAAAAGGCTAATTCATTACCCTTCAATGTAGAGTAACTTCCCAACGCATTGGATAGCGTTGTTATGACCGTATTTTTATCATTAACTTTCAACACATATCAAATATACGACAAATATTTGATATTACCAAATTTTTATGGTTCTAAAAACCAAGAATCTGGTATTTCTTTATCTGCGTACTTATAACCATTTTTCTCGCACCAATCTGCGTAGGTAGTTTTGGAGTTTTTTGTGATTTTGTTCTTAGAATTGGAGAAAACGAACCTAATATCTAAATTAGGGTTTTGCGCCTTAACTAACAAGTGTTTTTTTCTATCAGCTGCTACAAACCTACCTTTTGTCTCTACTCTAATACCATTAGGTAATTTAAAGTCAGGACTATATGTGTGATTTGATGCAGGAATTATGTATGGAACTTTTTCAGTTTCATACTCTACTACAATTCCTTTAGATTCTATTTGTTGGGAAATGGTTTGTTCTAAACCTGATTTGAATCCGTACTTTTTTGCAACCCATTTAGGATTGTTATTTTTTGTAACTTTTTTAGCCATTAAATTTTATTTTTTTGTATCTGAATATTTCTTTTCAGATAAATCTCCACCTCTACCTACTTTGAATTTAGCAGCAGTTAAAACTTGCTCATCTGCTTTTTTTAAATCGTTTGTAGAATATGGAGTCTTTGCGTTTACACCAGCATCAAAATTAATCTTATCAACACCTAATGCTGATTGTTGTGCTTTGTATAATTCTTCTATTGTTGCCATAATAATTGTTTTTGTATTTACTATAAATATAAGTTAAGTATCAAAACGTACAATAAAGTTTACAGTTAAATCTGGCATTGACTTTATTGGTTGTGGAAGTTTAGCAATTGCTACTAATTGGCAATCATCATCATATAATCCAATTGTTGTAATCATAGGTGCTAGGAATGAACCAGTTGAATCTACCGAACTACTTACCTCATAGTGTTCAAATCCTGCTATGGTTGTTCCTATTGAACCACTAAATCTATAATCTAATATATTTCCGTTTTCTAATGTTGTTAATTTTTTAATATATTTAACACCTGGATTTGTTGTTACTTTATAAATTTTATTATCTGAGCCGGTTATAAATTCCGTTTCTTTTCCTACTTCTATTACTGCTGTTGGGTTTTGTGATACATTAAATTCATCATCATTTGCAATCAAAAGATATTCATGCTCATATATTGTTTTTGTAGATTTAAAATTTAAATCCCAATTGTTTTGTAATTTTACTGCCGAATCTCTTGTCAATACTATTAATCCTTGATTATAAAATATATTACCAATTTTAATACCTTGCGATTCTTGTGGTAAAAATGGAATATCTTCAGCTATTGCAATTCCCGTATTACTATCAAAACTAATTAATTGTATAGTAGATTGTGAAACTCCATTATAAATTAAATCTAATGTTCCAGATTGTATATCGAATGCACCCACATATGTATCTAATGATGCACTATAAACATTTTGTGAAAAATCAATAAAATTAAATATTTTATTTTCTACATCAATTTTAGAAATATAAATACTATCTCTATAATCTTGTAAATTACCAAATGAATCATCGGTATATTTAATTTCTGATGCTAGGGTTTTATTATCTATCAAACTAACCGAACCTTTTTTCATTCCTTCTCCAACATATATTTGTGGAATAGAAATTACTTTAGCTGAACCACTTAAAAATCTATCTTTTGTGGTTTCTTTATTATTATATACATTATTTTTATTACCTGTTCTTATAAATGGATTATCTTCAGTTCCATTATAGAATTGAGCTCTAAGTTGTCCGTATATAGAATTTTGTGGATATAGTCCAGATAATATAGATGAATTTTCATTTGCTTCTAATAAATCAATTTGTGTAGAACCACTAGAAAAACTCCATTCTTTATAAGCTTTGAATGGTCTAATACTAATATCTGACTTTGGTATTCTTTTTAACATATCACTAATAAATATCTTATTAAACAAAAACCCAACTTTTTAGGGTTGGGTTTAATCTATGGTTTTAATCATAGATAGTTATTTGGCTATTCTCCTCTAAAAATCTAATTTAACCTTAATTGCTACTTCTTTATCAAATGATTTCTCAATTGGTTTAGAAGTTTTTGCTACTGCCAATAATTCGTTTGCATCATCATATAAACCTACACTTGTAATATAAACATGTGGGTCTCTTTCAAATAATTGTTGTGTAAATTTACCAACTGAACCTGTTGTAAATGTTGGGTTATTTGAGAAATTAAATTCTCTATTATTTGCTCTTACAAAATAATGAGATGTTGAAACATTTTCAGTTCTACGAACTTGGAAATCATTACCACCACCCAAAGAACGTAATAACATTACTGAACCAGAGTTTGCACTATATGTAGAACCACTTAAAGCGATGTTATGATACACATCTTTTTGTGAACCATATGCCGGTGCTAACCTCACATCAACAGATGAACTCAATGCTGCTGGGTTTAATAATATAATTCCCATATCAGGATAAAATAATCCCCATCCTTGTCCGTTTGATGCAGTTGCACTATTTATTGATGCAGTTAATGCCGAACCAATATTCAATGAACCACTAACTAAGTTATAAACTCTTCCTGCGGTTGTTACATTTTCATCAGTTCCACCACTATCATCAATTAAAGTAATACTTCTTAATGAACCTGATAAATCAATTGAGATATTACCTGGGTCTAATCTTTCCTTATATCTTGCTCTATTAATATTGATTGCGTAGAAATTTCTTAAATCTAAACCTAATGGGGTTGTACCACTATATACACTAAAATAAGAATCACCACTTTCTAACAATACGTTTGCATATTGATTATAAGTAGCTTTAGTTGGACGAGTTGAGTTATCACTTTGTTGTAAAGTAGGTGCACCATATCCATCAATATCACCATATGCTATTGAGAATTGAACCTCAGCTGCATCAGATGCTGTTAGTGAGTTATAAACATTTAAATAATATTTACCACTTACACTTGCAATTTGTGCGGATGATGTATATGTTGAATCTACATTCAATGAACCCGTATCACCACTCCATATTCCAGAAGTTACAATTTCAGTTCTATTGGTTACTTTATCAATTGCTCCAAATTTTTTATAAATACCATTTGAAATGGTAGTCATATCCGAACTGATTTGTTCACCTTGTCCTAAAAATTGGTTTACGATTCTAACTAATTCGTTAGTATCAACGGGAGTCCCTGCGGTGTTCGCTGCACCGGCTAAGTATTGTGATAAATTACTTGCTAAAAGGCTTCCTCTATTATCTCTTAATAATGCCATAGTTTAAATTATTGAACGTATGTTACGGTTACTGGAATTGTTTGTGAACCACCTGTTTCATTACCATAAACAGTTATTGTTGTTTTGATACTTGAAGTTAAAGATGGGTTTGGAATAAATTTAAATGATAATCCTTTTGCAATTGCTGCAGTTGCAGATACATCATCTCCGATAAATACAGGCACTGTTCCTACATCCGATGTTACACCTTCTCCTACAATATCGCCTGCTTTTTTATTAGAAAGAATAATTGTATATCCTAAACTTCTATTTCCTGCTGGTGATGTAGTTGGTGATAATGAAACTTCACCACTTTTTTGATTTACTGAAATATTAGGAACACCAAATTCAACAACCGGAATACGAGTTGTATTTTTTGGTAATGTTACTAATTTGTATTTCATTACTTGTGTTTCATCAGGATTAGCTTCTAATACAGGCATATTTTTAATTGCTGCATCATAGTATGAAGAACCCAATGGATGTGCCGGCTCATAAAGCGTGTAATCAATCTCATCATCTGCTAAAGCAAATTGAGTAATGTTTAATCCTTGTCCAGCTGCCAGTTTTTCTCTTCCTTTTTTTGTAAGGATTGCATCAACTGTTAATTCTGTATTACTTAAATATCCCATAGTGTTGTATTATATTCTTTGTTAATAAATATAGTTTTTATAAAAATTATTACTCAACTTCTAAAATTGGTTCAGAACTATCTCTACCAGTCTTATTAACTCTTAATGTATTAGGGTTAGATACGAATGTTTCAATAGGAGAACTACCATCTAAAGTAGTTGCTGCTGTATTTTTTGAACCTTTAAAAAAAGAATTTTGTAATCCTCTTGTTAAATCAGAAGTATTTCTATAATGAGTTGGTAAATATCCATTTACTTGCGTTACCTCAATAATACTACCAGTTCCAGCATTAATTATTTTTGAGCCGGAATATGGTTGAATATTTAATTTTGTTTCATAATAAATAGAAGATGTTATATGATAACCACCACGCGGGTCGCCTTTTCCATTTATATTTATATTATACGCAACTACATCTCTTTGCTTTTGTTCTTTAATTAAATCTACTTTAATTCTTTCTTTAACACGTCTACCATTGGTATCAAAATATGTTCTAATAGCGTGTCCATTTTGAGCATATATACCAAAACCTGTATTTTCATAATCACTCTGTCCAACAATTGTGTTCTGAGAATAAATATCAATCTCTGATAAAATAGTAGCTTCACCCAATCCGGCATTAATGGTTACCTGATTTTGAAAGGATTCAGCTATTTGATTTAAATTATTATTTGGATTAATTAAACTATTTAATTGATATGATTCTGCTAATGTTTTATCTATTGAAGCAGTAAATATTGTACCATCATATTGATTATTTTCTGCAAATAAATTTTCAGATAAATTACCATCAACGATAGTTTGATATTGTTCATTTTCTGCTAAAAATATAGTTGTATCTGAAAAATGGATTGATGCTTCTTTTTGATATTCATTTCCCGATGGCTTTTTATGAGCAACTTTACTTCTTTCTAAAAAGTGCGGTTCAATCAATAAACCGGTAGTTGCTTTTACTCTTGCGGGTAACATCTTCTTAATATCATCAAACATTGATTTTTCATATAGTTTGATTAAGTTAATGTATGAGTAAATATCTCTACCATCAAATCTTTGGAAATAATAATTTCTTAAAGAATCTAATTTTGAATAATTTGGTTTATAATCATCGGATGGGTCTCCAATATAATCATCTATATTTAAACCACCAAATGATTTTGCAATATCAATATTTAATTCTTTTGTTGGAGAGAAAAATAAACCAACTCTATTAGAATCGGTTGGAGATTGGTCAAATGCTTTTTTAGTTGCTCTTTGTTTTACTGATAAATCAATACCACCACTTACATCATTACCATTAAAATCGGTTTGTGATTCAAATCTAATTTTATTAGTTGAATATCTACTTGCTCCACCATCTGGTACTTCTAATACAACAGTCCTATCAATTGCTTCAAATTGGAATGGATATGTTGCAGATGGTGTAAAACCAACGGCAGATGCACTTATAGGTGCACCCAATGTTGATGTTACATTTATAATACTTCCCGTTTCTTCAAAGTTATTTCTTACAAAAGTTTTAGGATAAAATATATTATTAGCAACATTCAATAAAGATTTTGATGTTGATAAATCTTTTGGATATTCAAAATCTAAACGAAAATGCAAATCAGTAGTTGATGAAGAAATACTATTACCATTAATCATTTCTGGAAATGAAACGTGTTGATAGAATTTTTCTTTATCTAGTGGTGTACTCCATAAACGGAATTCATCAACACTGCCTACAAAATTATTACCCAATTCTATAATAGTTCCATTTTCCCAATCAGATAATGTATTACTAATACTAGCAGAATTTGATGATTGAAATATAGTTCTTTCCTTATCAGCCTGTCTTACGTTTAATTCAAAAGTACTGTTAGATGCTCCTAATGTTCTATTAACCTCAATACCAAAAAATTTACCATTAAATATTGGTAGTAATGAAGATGATATAACGTTATTACCTAAGCTTGATAATGATACAACTCCATATTCACTACCCAAACTTCCACTTAAACGTAAAACTATACTATTATCGCCATCAATAATATTATAATTACCAGCCATAGTTGGTTTTACAAATAATTCAATTGTATCTGGTTTTCTATATTGTTCAGTATTTTTCCATTTCATTGAAATAGAGGCACCACTATTAAATTTAAGAGCAGTTGTAATGTTATCCATTATTAACTTACTCTTAGTTTCATCATTATTAATTTCCGGTCCACCAAACTCTAATATAGAAAGATTGGATGCAGGGATACCATAACAACTTAATAAAGCGTACACACCTCTCTTTGTTCCTTTGTGTTTTAATAAGTAAGGTAAATTATTTACAATTCTTCTCCAAACTTCATATGTTCTTTGTTTAGCAGGGGTATCATATTTATGAGCTCCAGTTGAATCTAATCCAAATGTATATTCCCATAAATGTTCATCAGCTGCAAGATTTTTTGCATCCCAATCGAATGATTTCAATACATCAAATAATAATTTATCCGAAATACCATCTTTGGCTTTATACCCTAATCCTCTAATTTTTTCAATAGCTTTAGTATGATAATAAATGTTATCAAAATGCTGGCCCACCATAGTAAAAAATAATAAATAACTTGCATTATTTTCATTATTTACAATATA